GACTCAGTATTGTACTTCGCCTGTAAAGCCTGAAACTGTGAGGTTAAATCACTTAACTTGGTTGCATCCGCCCCTGCTTCTTCGAGGCGCTTTCTAAGGGATTCTAAATCCGTATCGCGAGTTGAGATCGTACCATTCAAGGTATCAATCTCCTTGACCTTCGCTTCGAGCTCTGCATCAAATTTGTTTTTGGATACATATCCTCCCTCGGATAAATCCACAAACTTGGCATTTCCAGTTCTTGCAAGTTCTGCAAACTGCTCGTAAGTAAGTACGCCATTTTCGGCTTTGTCAAAAAGTTCTTTGATGTTCATATACATCCTCCATTCTTTATATCTGTTTTGTTTAAATGTGGATTACAGTATCCACTGAATGTGTGTTCTTTATATGCCTTTACACTGGGCTTTTTATATCAAAGGGTGTTTTACCCTCTTGATAACTGATTTTCGACACTTTCAATTCGTCTTTCGAGGTTTTTCATCTGCTCCACTAATACCGGAACCTGCTGAATGCCTTCACTATGCCTTTGAACTTCTGCGGCGATGTTATCCAACTTGACATTCATTGTAGCCTGATTTATCTCCAGCTTATGCTCGATCTGTTTATTGGACATAATATTTGTAAATATAATTCCAACTAAGGCAAGTACCCCGGTAATCAATGATGGTAATATGTTTTCCAGCATAGGCGACCTCCTTATGGAACATATACTATGTTCCTAATATGTAATATATAGTATAGTTGTGGAAAATTCAAGGGGGTTTTTCAAAATTTTTTCATTTTATTGAAATTTTTTGATACCCCTTGACCTGCATTTTTTGAGGCTTTCTACTTAATCCACAAGTCTTGGAAAATTCATTATAATCCGAAGTTAACCTATTTACCTTCTTCTGGTACTCCTTAGCAAGATCTTCATTGCCTGCGGCTCTTGCGGCTATTTGCCCATCCTTAGCATACCGTATTTGAGTTTCCAACTGTCTCTGACGCTGGGTACATTCATACATAGTAAGGTGTTTTCCATTTGGGAAAGTATATCCCTCTTCATTCTTTTTTAAGATCCCAGCAAGCTCTTCATCACTATAATTCTGTTTGGCATACCCTATCATAATCGAGATTGCAAAATGACGGCAATTCAATGTACCTACGGCTCTTTCAAACCCTTTATACTGACGACCCTGTACATCGTGGAAATTCTCACCATTCTGCATCTTATCAAATTCTTTGTTAGTAAATTGGTGTCCCTGCATCTCCGCATGATCTGGAGCAGGATTCATATGTACTGATATTTCTACTCCACTTGCACCAAATTCCTCACCAACTATATTTTGCATTTCCTGATTCACTGCCCGTATACCATCCATAAGATTACGCCTAACAGCAGTATCAAGACGTTGAGTAAAAGTTCTTCCGGACTCAGGATTATATTCAACCCTTCTAATACCACTATCAGCTAATTGCTGAATACTATTCCGCATAGCGGTATTATAATCGATAGTACCACCCGATGCCGCTTGCACTGCTTCATCCACTATTGATTGGTATGCCTTAGCAATAGGAGTAGGTATAAGCTTCTTAGGATTTTTAGGATCCCGCAACATAAATGCCTGCGCCTTGGAAAGATTTTTATAAGTATTGGAAGTCAATGTTGCCATCGCTTTCACCCTACGCTTTAACAACGTATTCTTATCATATGGAATGTAGGGAGTTTTAGTAGCATCATAAAAAGGTTTTGCACTGATATAAGCATCTTTAGCTACCTTCTTTACCAGATCCTGAATGGATATAACCTGCATTTGAGTTAGCTTAGCAATTTCCTGAATAAGTTTTTGGGCATCTGCTCCAGCGTTTCGCAGGGATATCAGCTTCTGAACATCCGAAGGTAATACTTCGCCAATTTCCTTTATTCGTTTAGCAATCTTTTTAACCACATGTGTATTGATGTTTTGCTGGCGATTAATAATAGGTTGGATCAGTTTATTTAATGCATCATCTGATAACATTTAGCTCTCCTCATTTGAGATCCCGGTTGTAACGCTTACTGATACCGTAAGAGTAGCGGGTGGTACTGCTACCTGCCAAGCCTTTACCTCACTTGCTTCGAGGGTATCATCGAGATTGGTATAACCAGCCGCCTTCATCGTCACAATCTCATTCCCTGAAGTAAAATCCTTCAGGATTAAAGTAGCATTAGTAGTCTGTAAAGGCTGTAAAAATTCGGTTAATGTCATAATATTATTCCTCCTTCGCTTTTTCATTCTGACGCGGCTTTCCAAATGAATTATTGCTATTTCCATCTTCATTATTGGACTGCATTATCATATCATTTTCCATATCCTGCATATTTTCTTTTTCGATGGCCTGCAGTGCCTCTTCTGCCTGTCTCTTGGTTTCTCCGAAATACCACATTCTTACTTCGACCTTACTTGCTAATCCTGAATTCATAAGGGAAAGCCTTTTATTTAATTCAGTATCCACATCGACAAGGATTGAATCATCCCATTCGAAGTTAGCATCATACTGACCGTCCGGGGTAATTTCATACAAATCACAATATGCGTTCATAATATAAATTACATCTTTGAGGGTATCTTCCAAAGAATTCTGTATATCGGCATTTGTTTGAAAAGCCCTTTGTTTCATTGATTTGATCTCGGTAGCCGTTTTAGCTTCCATACTGGCATCTGATATGCTACCCCTTCCAAGACCTACCACATCTTCGATCCTCATCAGGATTGTATTTAAGCCTGCATTAAATGAAGCATCTCTCAAGGTAGGTGCAAACGGCTGATATGTAGTAGATTCACCAAGATCCACCTGTCTAAATAACCTTGCCTGCATCTGATTCATAACCGAATACCCGCGTCCCTGACCATCTTCCTTGAATCTCATTGCATCACGGTCAATATCAATTGCCATCTCACCGGCCTGATATTCCCATAAAAGACGGCTGTACTGGAAATCTGCATCCTTGATAAGATCCACAGCTCTACTATATCCGGAAACACCAAGAGGGGATATAGTATCGACTGTATTGGCTTCAGGCATTCTAAAATATGCAAACAAAGGTTTCTGCATATTCTTGATCGTGGTAGTGGGTTGTAAATCCTTCCAAGTAGATATACTTGTTAAAGGTACTTCCTGTCCCAAGTCAATCCCGGTCATATCTCCCTGATTGGAATTATTTGTGGATTTGAATGCCTTGTTAATAATCGTAACCGTATTATTCTTCCACTTATGATATTCCAATCTCCGGTATATAACCTCTTTCTCTGTTTGGGTCTGTACGAAAGCCGCTTCTGTTATCTGCCCACTTGCATCAAATGCTAAGGGGAAGAAACTATCTGCCTGAATGAAATCAAATTCGATCTGCCAGTCCGTATCCTTGTCATCCACCTTATTTGCTACTAAGTATGGCTTAATTACTAAACCACCCTTAGCGATGCCATATTCCAACTGTTTCCTAAGCTGTTTCTTTAGCTTCTTATACTGATCATTAAGATATTCCGCCCTCTTTGTATTGGAAACGGGCTTATCCTGTTTGATGATCTTGGGTTCCATCGAAGGTATAATATTTCCATATTCATCGGGTTCCGGTTCGGTATAATTGGGATTCTCCATCTCAACTTCCTTGGTAGGAGTGGTTATCTCGCTTTCAAATTCCAATAAAGCTGTCCTTGCCTTCTCGCTGGCTATCATTGCAGGAAGCCCAAGTGATGCAATTCTAACCGGATCCTGAGGGGTAGGTTCTTTTAACCAAGGAGCCTGATTCTTGTACATATCAGCCCATAACTGAATCGCATTTTCCATCTGAGATGACATAACCGGGGTTACATGAAGGGTTTGTTCGATTGTTCTGCTTCCTACCATCTTTTTCAATATCTCCTTTAACTTTGCTATTATAGTTGACCAAAATGCCATTTTACACTCTCCTTAAATTTATCTCAATTCATTCCACATATGACTGATCCGGGATAAAAGGTCATCTAAATCCGATCTTTTTGTTCTTTCTCTTAAATCTTTCACCTCATCTTGTAACTTCCTAAGGGATTTTGTATTTGGTTTGGAACTTTCTTCAATGGTTTTCAACCTCTTATATAAAGATTTTAACTGTTTATCTGTCAAAGGTTCTGCAGAAGTATTATCCCTCTGCCTTGGTTCATAATCGCCTCGTGCCTGATCATTTCGAAATTGCTCATCAAAGTTATCCCTACCAGTTAATTCCTTAGCCTCCCACTGACTACGAGCTATATCCCGTTCTTTATTAGGTTCATAGATTATATAATCATGGTCAGAAGCGCTACCAAATTTACCATTATTTTTCTTATATGGATTTCCCTGTCCCATTTATTTTCTCCTCCAGTTCCTCCACTAAATCACTATCTTCCCAATATTGAGACCTACATGAATCTTTACGCTTTCCACCACTGCCACCACCAAGTAAATAATCAACATGATCCACTAAGTTTGGCATTATATTTAAGGCACAGCAATCTCTTTGAAATTCCTTCAGGTATTGCCTGAATGCCCAATCATCATTTACACCCTTTTCCCAATACTGCCGGTAAACAGGATTTCCAATGATGTATTTCAATACCCATTCAGCACACCATCTCGCCCACATATTCGGGATCCTGATGCAGGGAAACGAAAACCACATTCTACTTCTTGGAACTGCCCCTATTTTCGTTTTTTCATCCCCATCATATAACTTGCTACTAAAACCACAAACAAGCCCGTTATCATACCATTCCGTACGCTGTTTGAAATCCTTACATATAATAACGTCATCCTGCAAATGCCAAGTTCCTCCAATATCATTTGGACAGCTGGCAAATGCATTCATACAGGCTTTGAGGTTTCCTTCGCCTTTACTATCATTATATACTGTTATATCATTTTTTTCAATACCTTGTTTTAACATCGATGGAATTAAATATTCTTCGACATACCACAATCTTTTCGGGTATGTGTGAATCATGTATTTTGGCATATTATTTACCCTTTTTCTTTTGATATCCGTCGTAACGATTATATGCATTTTCAAAACTCTTCATCATACGCTGACCAAGAAAATATTTGGAATGTGCGGTTTTCATTTCGTTATCAGGCATTCTACGGACTGTACCATTATCATCCATAAACATTCTAAATTCACCTCGTGTTCCTGGAGCAACTAACACAAAACCATTTGCAGTTTTATGTAACTCTGCACTTCCGGATATATCCCTGTCACTGGTAAGAAGAAGCTTACGGTTCATTGTGTTGTATAGAGATTTAAGATTACCTTCATCTGCACGATTAATCATATCTTCCGCAATACGAGTAGCAGTATCATCCATCTTTCTATGTATTTCCCACATTTTTTCTTTTGTGATTTTACCTTCCTGCCATTGTTTTCTAATTTCATTTCGTGATGATAAATGTTCATCTCTCCAAATAGCACCGGGAGCCTTTTCAAGTGGGTCATAAGCTTTCTTACCCATAAGTTCACGCGCCTGTCTCTCATTGGCTTCTATCTGCGCATATTTTTTACGCTCATCCTCTTCCATCCAATCAGTGTTAAAATGTCTTCCATCTTTTGTTGTTAACCACATTTTATTTTCTCCTTTCTATCTCAGTCTGACTGCCTTTCCGCAACCAGTTGTAATAATACATCAAAGCATCAAATTCCACCACTCTCAATCGCTTTGAAAACATTTGCCGGTGAAATTGTACATCGCTTTTTGAATGTACATTTGCAAATCTGGAATTTCCTATACTTGATCTTTTCCAAGCTTTATTCCAAGTTGCAATCCAATACCCACCGTCCGGCCTTTGTGGTCTTGCATATAACCAATCTTTGAATATAAAACTAAAGCAAAGTATATCGGGTTCATTTTCTTCTCTCAGCTTTCGATCCAGCTCAGTTAAAACATATTCATGTATCCACCAATCATCATCATCCATGAAAAGGATATAATCTCCAAGGGCTTCTTCAATACCCTTGTTTCTGGTAGGTCCATCGCAATGATTTTCCACCCGAAATGTTTTTGCTCCATACTCTTTTGCTATTGCTTCAGTGTTATCCGTACAACTGTCACATACGATTATCAACTCGAAATCCCGAAAAACTTGCTTTTTTATGCTTTCCAACGCTTTTGAGATGTGATTTTCAGCGTTAAACGCCGGTATTATAATACTAAACCTCATTTTATCCTCCACCATCTTATCGCCGCTTCAGCTGTCCTACCCATAACATCTGAATAGCTACCCTCACGCAGGAAATTGTAATAATATACCGGGATATGAAATACATCGATCTTAGGATTCTTTTCCATTATCAATTTATGGAAGGTAGCATCACCGTCAGGTTTCACATTCAGGAATCTGGTATTTCCTATAAAGGATCTTCGCCAGCATTTATTAGTACAATGTGGGAAGTATTGATTATCCCTTCCTGATATTGGACCTACTACACCTATATGTTTCCAAACCATATCATATGCAATAATATCGGCATCATTACCCTCGGTTCTGTCCATAAGCTGTTGAAATACAAATTCATGCAAATACCAATCATCTGCATCGATGAAAAGGATCCAATCACCAGTGGTGTTTTCTATCCCTGCGTTTCTTCCTAAGCATTCATTATGGAAATCCGCCTCTATAACCTTTGCACCATAATCCCTTGCTATATCGGCTGTCTTATCTTTGCAGGCATCAGCTATAACTATGCATTCAAAATCCTTAAATGATTGGTTATATATTGATTCCAAGCATTTTCCAATACTCTTTTCTTCGTTATGGGCTGGCACTATAACACTTAATTTCATTAGTTACTCCTTTACAGCACGGTTTTCAAATTTCTTGTAGGCATCAAGATACCATTCTTTCTTATCACCGTTGTATGTCATCTCATAATACATACCATCAAACAATGTGCTTGCAAGTAAATATTTCC